ATCGTTATCTGATAATAAGGTAAAATATTTTCGTTGACTCTTATCATTTACACGATCTTGTATTGATCTAAATTTTAAGGAAAAATTATTATTATTGGGTTTACTAATTGTTTGACTATGATGACGATCTTTTGTAACATTTTCCATTAAATCTATTATATCTTGTACAGTATGATTGGTTTTATGATTTTTGCCACTAGGTTTTTTACTAGAAATTGGTATATGGTCATTTGATGCACTACTACTTTTTAAATTATTTTGTGCAGTATCACTTAATACACTACTACTTGATACACTACTACTTTTTGAATGAGAACCTAATTTACTTTGTTGATTAGCACTTGATACACTACTACTTTCTGAACTAGAAGATGATATAGCTAAACTAGAACCTAAATTACTTTGTGAAGGAGGACTTGATACACTACTATTTTTTGAAGGAGAACCTAAATTATTTTGTGCAGTATGATTACTTAATACACTACTATTTTTTGAACTAGAATGTAATATAACATTTGGATAAATAGCTGATTCAGATTTAACTTTTTTGTATAAAATACCCGAATATGTTGTTCTAATAGGATAAAATTTTTTATCATCGAATGAAATCATAGGGAAATCTTTATTTTCATCTTTTATATTAAGTATTTTATATGTATTAGTATTTTTTAAATATCCACCTAAATATTTAACTTCATCACCAACATTAAAAATAACTATATCAAAGTTAATAATTTTATTTTCTAATTTATTTAATTTTTCTAATATAGTATTAATAGTAGAATCATTATCACTTAACCTTATATAATATATTATTTCTTTAGGTTTGTCAAAGTAAAATTCTTTAAATAACGTACCATTATAATATATATAAAATCTTTCAGTATTATCATTAGAATAAAAAGCATTAGAATTAAAAGTATTAGAATAAAAAGCACATTTATAACCTTTACGAGTAATACCATTTTCATTAATTGTTTTTATGTCATCTTCAATCAAAAAATTTTTTTCCATTTTTATAATATATATAAATATATTTTTAATAAAAATTTAATATAAAATATATTTTATTAAATAATGTAAAATGGATAATTTCTTAAAATTGAAAATAGAATATAATGAAGAACAAAATATATTTATAAAATCACCTTTAGAAGATTCTAAATTATTAGGAATACCAGGTGGTGGGAAAACGCAATCTATTATAGGTAAAGTAATATATCACTATAATAAAAATGAAATAACAAAAAATAATCAATTTTTAATATTAACTTTTAGCAGAAGAGCATGTAATGACTTTATAGAGAAAGGACGCAAACAAAATAAAATATTATTTAACACAAGAAATATTAAAACATTACATTCGATAGCAGGAAAGATTATTTTTAAAATTTTACAAAAACGTATTGGTGTTCAAGATACTGTAATAATATCTGCAATTGATTTAATATCAAACGAACAAAATAAAAAAATTCTTATAGAAATGCCAGAATTTTCAAACTTAAAAGTTATATTTGTAGATGAAGCACAAGATATTTCTTATATTCAGTATCAATTAATTTTAAAAATAAGTGAATTAACAGGTTGTAAAGTAATATTAATTGGAGATCCTAACCAAAACATATATCAATTTCAAAATGGTTCTGATCAATATCTTTTAAATCATCAAGGAGAAACATATTATCTCATTAAAAATTATCGTTCTACACCTCATATTGTAAACTTTATTAATTATTTCAGACCATGGACAGAAATTACTCAAAAAATGATTTCAACAAAAGAAGATGATCACATATTAAATAAAAAACCTGTTATATTTAATGGCAAGGTAGATGATGTTATACAAGATGTTATCAATAAAATATTGAATTCTCCATTTCCTCGAGAAGAGATCGCAATTATAGGACCAGTTAAAAAATCGAAACCAAATCATGATTCTTATACAAACATTGGTTTATCATTATTTACTAATTTATTAAATCAAAATAATATAGAATATGTAAAACATTATGAAGATACAAAAAATGATGAAGAAGGACAAACAGATGTAAAACGAATAAAAGGACATATAAATTTAATGACAATTCATGGTGCCAAAGGATTAGAATTTCATCAAGTTTTTTTATTAAATTTTCATACTAGTACAATGGGAATTATACCAACTGAGGAAAAATATAAAGAGTTTAAATATTTATGGTATGTCGGATTAAGTAGAGCATCGTATGATTTAAATATATATATAGACCGATTTAAATTACCATGGAACGAATTAAAAATATGTCCAGTAAATTTATATGAAAATGAAAATTTTAAACCACAATTTGTTAAAGAATTGAAATTTCAAGAAGAAATTGAACCAATTTATTATACAATTACTGATATATTAAATTCTAAAAAATTAATGAATGATCAAACATTATTTAATCTTGATAATGTTTTTAAATATACTATTGAAAAAGTAAAAATTTTTGAACATGATATACATGATATACATGATATACATGATATACATGATATACATAATGAACAAGAAGACGAAAATCCTCCAAAAGATATAAAAAATTATAAAGAATATTCAGCATTATATGGAATGTATATTGAAAATATATTTAATTATTATTATAATCAAAAATTTAATAAAACAGCTGATTTTATAATAAAATTAAATAAAATGATGGATAATACAATTGTTATACCAAAAAATTTAGTATCAGGATATAAAATATTAAAGTTAAGATGTCCATTTATAACAAAAAATTTAATTAAATTATCTGATTTTAGTTCCATAAAAAATCAGTTTAAAAAAAATGAAGAAGAAATATATTCTTATTTATGTGAAACATTAAATTATAATTATCAAAAAGAATTTTTTATATATTGTGAAAATGATGTTATTATAATTCCTAAAAAAGAATTAAAAGAATTAATAAATGAAATAAATAATGCAAAAATTAATATTAATAAAAACATATTTAGAATAACTTTATTTTATTATCAATTGAATCATGAAATGGCTTATTTATGGAAAAGTGATTTAACAGAAGAATTTAATGACATGGAATATTATACACAAAAAGTTATAAGATTTATTAAAAAAACTGAATTTACTGAACAATTTACATTTCATCCAACATATAAACATTCTAAATTACCAATAGTTGGAGAACTAGATATGTTAAATGAAAATAGTATAGTTGATATAAAATTTTCAAATAATCTAAATATTAAACATATATTACAAGTATTATTATATAATCATCTTATAGATCCAACTTTTGAAAAAGAATATAAACTAGAACTATGGAATTTTCATTTAGGTAATAAATATATTATAAAAATAAATAAATCATATACATGTTCAGATACATATAAAATTTTAAAAATATTATCAAGATCATTATGTAAAAAACTAGAAAACATGATTTTTATATATGATTTAAAAACTACTGGATTATCATATGCTAACAAAAAAATTGACATTATTGAAAGACATTTTGAAGAATATACAATTGGAATAGTACCTTCATCTGGATTAATAAAACCAGTTGTTCCATTCATACCATTTAATATAACTAAAATGACAGGTATAACAAAAGAACTTGTTGATCAAAGTAGCAATAATAATACTATGGATGATTTTAAAAAAGAAATGACTGATTTATTAGAATATTGTTATAAACCTATATTTATTGCACATAATGGAAATAATTTTGATCATAAAATAATGATTGATAAAAATTTGATAACATATGATAAATGTAAATTATTAGATAGCAGAGTTATTATAAAGTTGTTCTTTAACGACCCAATAGCTGATAAAAGTTTAAATGATATTTATCAATATTTATTTAAGATTAAAACACCCCTAAATAGAGCACCTAATGATGTTAAAATGTTAATATCTATTTTTAAAAAGTTGAATATTACGGAAAATAAGATATTAAATATGAAATAAAGTAGGGAACCCAGGTTCCCCTACCACCCCTCCGCAGGGAACCCAGGTTCCCCTACCACCCCTCCTTTTAGATAGTATTGTTTAGATGGTATTGTTTAGATAGTATTGTTTAGATAGTATTGTTTAGATGGTATTGTTTAGATATGCCATAATATCAATAAAAATTGATTAAAATAAAATATTATATTTATTTTTTATAAATACTATTATTATTACAATATATTCCGTAATGATGATTTTGAATACATTATTTAAGTTAGTAATTAAAAAAGAATTTGTTACTTTTTTAAGTACAGGAAAGAACCGAAATGAAATGAAGGTTCATCGCTATTTACCAAAATTTACAAATGAAGATACATTACATAAAGTTAAACCAAGAAAGTATATTATTTCAGAATCTAACGATATTGGAAATCCAACAGAACATAATGATGAACTTTTAGCTTCAATGATTATTGGCGACACTCATGATGAAGATATTATTGATACCAATAAAGTTAAAGTATACAGAAAAGAACCTGAATACAAAGAAGGTTCATCTCTATACTCCGGAGTTTACGAAGGTAATTATGTTTTAACAGAAAAGTTGGAAAATTAGATTTTTGAAAAAAAGTAATTTTTAAATAAATTATGTTTTTATAGGTTCATAATGTCCTCCTGTCCAATATAATTCAATAGTTTTATCAATACTATTATTTATTGGTATAAACTCAATTTTATTATTTATTGTTCTATCTCGATAATTATGAACAATTATTCTTAAATTCCATATATTACATGCTACTTGAATTTCTATTGCACCGCCCCATGTAGATTGATTTCTCATGTTTTGTATATAGTTATTTGAATCCATATTTATTATAAATTTTGTTTCCAATCCATCAATAATTTTTTGGTTTTGTTCTAAATAATCACATATTTTATTTCTTATTACTTTACTGTCTTCTTTAATAAAATAACTTAAACTATTGAATAAACAACTCATTTATAATATAAGTATATTATATTTAAAAACAATATTAATTAAAAATATAAATGAATATTACTATACATTATGATAATTATTTTATAACTCTATCTAATACAGGTTATTTAACATCATTGCATGAAGCACATCGTATTGAACAAAAGAATTATGTTTTTATGAATATAGTGAATAATATTTCATCACAGATTTATGAAAATAATATTGACATAAGAGATATAAAATCACCGTTTGATAATGATCAATGTTTTGACATAATGTTAAAATGTTTTAATAAAAAAGATAATTATAATATAAGTTTTATATTAAATAAAAATATTTTAGAACTAGTTTTTATTGTTATGATAAATAATGTGTTTAGTATGAAATTTTCAGTAAAATTATTTGAAAAAATAGCTATTGATAATTCTGATATTGAAAACAAAATAAATAATATTGATACTAAACATACTAAATTAAATTTAGATATTGATACAAAATATGAAATACGTGTTACAAATTTAGAGTTAAAACAAGAAAATGAAAACAATATATTAAAAGAGCAAATTAAAAAAATGGATGAAATTATTAATAATCATGACCAACTTATTAATAAATACATTTATTTAATAGAAAAATGTGAAAATGACATTGATATATTTAGGAATGAAATAGTAATATTTAAAAAGACTATTGATTTTATTGGAGGTGCTGAATTAGAAATATATAAAGAAAAAGATAGTAGTGGGAAAACAGGTGGAAATTCTGTTATGTTACCATTAAATGCAAAAAAAATAAAGATTGATTTTAGCAAAGAATATGAATTTTATTTAAATAAAATAGAATATTTTTATCAATTAGAAAAATTTGAATTTAGTGGTAAAGCAAATAAAAGTGGAAAAAAGATTATTTTTTCCGATTTAAAAAATAATTATGTAACACATATTGTATTTGATTTTTATGATCATAATTATAATCATTTTGGAACATTTTTTGATAATTTTCCAAAAGTTAAGAATATAGAATTTATAGAAGGAAATATAAATACATATTTTGGAAGATTAATTGATATAATATTGAGTGAAAAAAATTTAAATAAATTTAGTAATAATTTACAAATAATATTTAAAAAATGTTATTTTGGAGATAGAAATTTTAACAATATAACTAAAAGTTATAGTAATATAGAGATTAAGATTGTTTAGTTAAAAATGAATATTTTTTTAAGTATAGTAAACTAGAGAGCTATGCTCGAAATAAAATACTATTTAGTTTTTATATCCAATATTCTTCTGTATTGTCTCTATCAATAATAATATTTTTAGCCATATTTATTGCATCATATATTTTTAACACCTTTTTGTTTTCCTTCGTAAACTCCGGAAAATAACCATAAACTTACGCTAAAGCTCCAGTTTACTACATATATTTAATCACTTTTTTTATTTATCATGAAATGAACGACTATCATCTTTATTTATATCATTTAGATGATTATTTAATTTTTCCATTGTATTTGATATTATATCTTTTAATTTCATTTGAATATATTTATCAATATTATTTTTATATACCATGCCGGAATCGTTGTCTTTATCAATAATAACATTTAAATTTATATCATTCTTCAATATTTCTTCTAATAATTCTGTATACATAAATTTTGACTTATCGCCAATACTAATCTTTGAAATATCCCATTTTTCATCAAATGGTATTATACTATCTTTTTTTTTATTGGGATCTATTATTATTTGTTATTTAATGTATTTATTTTAGAACAAATAGTAACTAACCTTCATTTCATTTTGGTTATTTTATGTATTTTCTTTATCTACGCATAAATGCTCCGATAAATTCATTGTAAATTATGATATTTTTTATATCTTTATTATATTCAATTTTTCTTTACTTTTACTATCATTTATAACATCTTGTGCAATATTTTTTGCATCATCTTTTTTATTGTCATAAATTATAGACATACAATTTTTTACACCATTTTGTATATCTTCTCTTTTTTTAAATTCATTGTATTTTTGATTAATAATTTGTCGAGAATATGTTTTTATTTCTTTCAATGTATTTTCATCAGAACTATTTATATCGTTTAGATGAAAATTTAATTTTTCCATTGTGTTTGATATAATATCTTTTAATTTCATACTAATATATTTGTCAATATTATTTTTGTATACAATTCCAGAATCATTTTCGTTATCAATAATAACATTTAGATTCATACTATTTTTCAATATTTCTTCTAATAATTCTGTATACATAAATTGTGAAACCATAAATCTTGTTTTATCACCAATAGTAATTTTTGAAATATCCCATTCTTCATCAAAAGGTATAACACTATTTTTTTTATCAGGGTCGATAATAATATTTATACTGTTATTATTAGTTGTATTGTTTGTTGTATTATTATTAGTTGTATTATTTAATGTATTTATTTCAGAACAATTATATAAATTATTAACTGAACCATTTATATCAATATTATTTAATTTTTTATCTTTATCTATTTTTTTATTTATATATTCATAAAAACAATATATTATCAAATGTTTTTTTAGTTCACTAGCTAAATTAAATTCTTTATTACAATGTTTACATGTTTTTATATTATTTTTTTCAATATATCTTAATTCTTCAAATAATTCCATTTTATTTTTATAAATAATATTTGATTTTTTCAAATAATTTATTTCATGAATTTCTACATTTAGCGTATCATAATAGTAAGGTATTAAGCTTAAACAAATTAATTGATCATCTGAATAAAATATACTTGATAAAGAACTTTTACACGGATTTTTTCTACAATAATGTCTTCTTATATCATCAAACAAAGATGATTCAAATTTATTACATTTAATACATTTATAATTTATTGATAATTTATTATCAAATGACATTTTATTTCTATTAAATATATATATAATTATTTTTTTAAATATAATTATAATTTTTTAATTGACATGGAAAAAAAATTATCTGCAACTTTGCCTAGTTGTAGATATAAACCATCTGAAAACATAATTTTTCAAATATTCATTTTAAAATTTAATATATTATTGTATTTTCCTTCGTAAACTCCGGAAAATAGTTCTTTATCTACGGATAAATCCTCCGATAAATTCATTCTATTTTTAAATACTAATATATCAATAAATAAAAATTTTCCAGGTGGTTTATACCAAATTCTAACTTTACCTAAAATTATGATAAATAGAGATTAACCTCCATATATATTTTTCTTCATAAACTTCGAAAAATATTGAAGAACTTGTTAATTCGTTTCAGTTCTTGTCTTTATTTTTGCATAAAATTATCTCGGAAAAAATACAATGGAACAATACTTTTTTAAAAAATATATTTTATTAAAACTATATTAATAAAATAATCAATAATCATAACTCGTAAAATATCATGTTTTTTTAATCGTAAAATAAATCGGAAAAATTCTCGGAAATTAAAAAAACCGATTTGAAAAAAATTGAAGTTGAAAAAAGACGATCTAAAAAATTTAAAAAAGTTAAAAAAAAGAATCCCATTTTTAAAATTAAAAAAATGAAAATATGGTTTTTTTAATTTCCGAGCATTTTTCCGATTTATTTTACGATTAAAAAAACATGATATTTTACGAGTTATGATTATTGATTATTTTATTAATATAGTTTTAATAAAATATATTTTTTAAAAAAGTATTGTTCCATTGTATTTTTTCCGAGATAAATTGTATTGTTATTATTTTTTGTTTTCCTTCGTAAACTCCAAAGTATAACGATGAATCTACGCTAAAGCTCCGATTCTTTTCTGTATGTGTAGGAAACTTAGGTTTCCTCGCAAATATGTAGTAAACTGGAGATTTAGCGTAAATTTAAGGTTATTTTCAGAAGTTTACAAAGGAAAATACATCAATTCTGTTTTAACCACATATTTTATACCTTTAATAATTGGTAGAACTTTATATCTAATAGTTTGGTTCATTAAATGTATTTTCCTTCGTAAACTCCGAAAAATAGTTCTTTATCTACGCATAAATGCTTCGATAAATTCATTGCTATTTTCTTTCTAGCATAACCGTAAACTTATGTTAACGCTCCAGTTTACTATCAATGCCAGATACTTAAATTTTTAAAAATAATAGTAAATTTTATAACTTATTAAATTTACAATGAATTTATCGGAGGATTTATCCGTAGATAAAGAACTATTTTCCAGAGTTTATATAGAAATATACATCAATTCCGTTCTAACAACATATTTTATACCTTTTATAATTGGTGGAACTTTATGTCCAATAGTTTGATCCATTAAACATATCATACCTGTTTCAGGTATCAATGTAAATCCTCTTCTATCATTGATATCTTTAAAAAAAGTAGTAAAACCACCTGTGTATTCACAATTTAGATAAATTAATATTGTTATTAATGATATTTTTTCATCAACTATATATGGACTATCAGAATGTCTTGCGAAATATCCACAATTATCATATTTCAAATATCTAAACCTAGGATTTATTGAATGATACTTCATATTATTATATATTTTTGGAATGTAATCAAAAATAATTTCTTCTAATTGTTTTGCAAAATTATGATCATCAACAATACAGCGAAGACCTTTACGACTATTATCATCAAAGTGTTCAACACCATCTTTATCAGTATATAAACTAACACGTTTATATCCAATATTTTCGGTTATATCAATCATGTTTTTACAATTATGAGGGTCAATAGCGTTTTTTATAGATAATAATATTTTATTAGGTATTATTTCAATATTATTTTTAATCATATTATTTATAACGATAATTTCTTTAAATATTTTTGTAACATTATTGTTTTTTTTACTAGAGTTTATAATCTTCTAAATTTTATTATTATTTATGTCTTCATTAGTGTCTTCATTAGTGTCTTCATTAGTGTCTTCATTAGTATCTTCATTAGTGTCTTCATCAGATGCTTCATTAGTATCTTCATTAGTATCTTCATCAGAGTATTCATTAGTATCTTCATCAGATGCTTCATAAGAGTCTTCATCAGATGCTTCATCAGAGTATTCATCAGTATCTTCATTATTATCTGGTTCTTCTTCTATATTTAACATATAACCACATAATCCAATTCGCGGAGAATTATTTATTAAATATAGTTCAATATCATCAGTTGCATCATTTGCATCATTTGCATCATTTGCAATATTTTTAGAACAATCATTACAATATGCATGAAAATCATATATATATTTTGAATCTAAATCACATCTACGACATTTAATAAAAGGTTTATCATTTTGTAATAATATTTCCATATTTTTATTGTTTTCTTTTCCTTTCAATTCAGAATCTATTTGAATAATTATATTTGTTTCTGTTCCAAAATCATATGTATATAATAATGTATAAAAAATTAAATCTGATATTTTCATATTTTTATTATAAATTAAATCTCTATCATTAAGATCACTAAACTGACTGAAATGTCTACAACATTGAACCCATTTTTTTTTTATAAAATTATCTAAATCTTTTAATTTACTATATAATCCAACTTTTACATAAAAAAAATAATATTCATTTGATATTTCAGAATAACCTTTTATAAAGACTATTATACCTGATTCATCTTTATGTTTTTCATGTAAACACTTAAAATAATGTTCATATATTATATGTTTTCCAAATTTTTTATTACATAAATAGCATTCTTTATATCTTTTACTCATTTAATATATTAAAAAATATCTTTTTATATATATAAAGAAATAAAATATAAATATATATATAATGTTAGGTAGTAAATTTAATAAAATATACCAAAATCAATTATTTTATAAAATATTAAACATATCATGTTTAGATTACAATAGAATCATATATGATGATGGATTAAATATATTTAATAATTCAATCGTTGATAAAGAGAATTATTATAGTGAAATAGAATCAATAGATGGAATCGTATTTTTCAAAAAAGAGGATATACATTTAATGTGTAATAATTATGAAGCATATTATATTGTTAGTGTAAGTGTTCCAGATGATGCATTTATAAATATGTACGATAATGGATTATATGTAACAGATAAAATTATAATTAATATGAAAGATGCAAAATTTATAGAAGATTTTATATATTGGAATGATCAAGATTTTTGTAAAAGACAAGTACAAGAAAATGGCTATACATTAAGATTTGTAAAAAATAAAAGCAAATATATATGTAAATTAGCATTAGAAGAAAATGGTAATGCATTTCAATATGTTGACGACATATATAAAGACCATTATATATGTGAATATGCGGTTAAAAAAAATGGTTTAAATCTACAATTTGTTCCTTATGATTTAAGAACAGAAGAAGTATGTAAATCTGCACTAAAAAATAATATTGATGCAATTCAGTTTGTTCCTCAACATATTTATATAAATATTTTTCAAAATAAAAAAAGAAAATATGGATTTTTAATATAAAAGTGAGTGAGGAAACCTAGGAGTGAGGAAACCCAGGTTTCCTACACATACCTTCCTTGTGAAGAAAGATTAGGTTTTCTATATATTTTTTTTTCAGTAATTTAAAATAAATATCATTTATTTTTTAATCTCAATTTATTATAAATAATGTCAAATAGTAATATATATACGTATATTTATAATAATATATTTCCATCAGATAATTTGGATGAACTTAGAATAAAAAATAGTTTTAATATATCTTATTTATCATTAGGTTATATTAAATCATATAGTGATATAGAAATAACGAAACAAAATATTATAAAATTATTAGATGCCGAATATGTTATATTTCCAACTAATCAATTTTACCATTGGAATTCTAAATCATTAAAATATCTAAATAAAAATAAAATAGTATGTTTAAATTATTATCTAAAAGATATTATTTTATATAAATTAAATGAAATAAATAAAATAATTAAATCAGAAGAATCAAAATATGATAAATTAAAAAAGAATATTAAAAAAAATTTAAAACTAGAAAATTTAAAATCTATTTATTTTTTGGAAAATATAATTGAACCAAATACAATTTATAGAAAAATTAAGTTTTCAACAGAAGAAACTTATTTATCATTCGATAATTATTCATTCAAAAGAATAGAATATAAATTAAAAACAATATGTCAATTACTTGAAAAAATGGGCGCAATAAAAATTGATATAACATATTACAATGAATCAAATGTGGAAAGTAATATAGAAGGAACAATAAAAGTAAATAATATTGAAGTAGGAAGCGGTAGTTCATCTGAACAAAAATCTAAAAAAAGATTTGAAATACATAGAGATTATGAAAAGAAAAATCAAAAAAACAATATAAATTTAAATATTCATCAATTATATAAAATTATTGAAAAAGAAAATGATTTTTTTATTGATAAAAACCAATTTTTATCAGATATTGATTTAAAATTTTTAATGAATTCACGATGTTTAAATATTAATAAAAAGTATGATACAATATTGGAATTCGAATATATAAATTCATTTGAAAAAAAAATAATTAAAAAGGCAAATCAATTTGGGTTTGATATAAAAATGTCATCACATACTGAAAATAAAGAAAAATTACAATTAACAGTTGATTTTATAGATCCATATGAAGATTATGAATGTATAAATGGAAGTAATATAACACCTAATGCAGAAGGATTTATTCATCTTGAAAAAATAATTAATATTGCAAATGAGCAAAAAAATAATAATGAAAAAAAGATAAATAATTATTTAATAATACATTATTTTTTTGAATCTTATATGAAATTAGTAAATGAAAATAAGAAATCGTTAAATATATATTTTAATAAAGATATAGACTTAACTAAAACACATGATCATATATTAAATTATAATTTTACCCAAAATGAAATAATATTATTATTTTATCATTATTTTGAAGAAAATATGACGTTTAAAAGTTTTGAAAAATTTAGAAATATATTTATAAAACCAATTGATAACATTTTCGATTTTTTACTAAAAAATAATTATTTTAATATAAAAACAATAGAAAATAGTAATAGAAATAATTTTTATCAAAATATTTTATGTAAAACAGATGAACATATAAGATTTATGGAATTAGATAAATTAATATTTGTTAGTCAACAATATCATATAATAACAGAGTTTGTATTAAAAATAATGAAAATGATTAATAATGGAATTGAAAAATTAAAATCAGATATTATAACAAAAATAAATGAATGGAAAGATTTTATTATTGAAAAAAAAAAATCTTATAAAGATTTATTTTATTTATTAAATGAAATACTATATAATAAATCAAATTACACAGTTGTAAAATATAATAGGTTAATTAATAAAACATCTAAAAATAAAGAATATAATTTAAATTATAATATTTTAAGAATTCCACAATTAACATTAAAAGAACAATTTAACAAAAATTTTTTATGTATTCAGCCATATTCTATTGAAGAAGTTTTAGATGGTACTGAGATTAATAATAATAAATTATATGAAAATATGCTAAACGAATATAAAGAAACAGTTGAAAAAAATAAATTAGATAAAAATATATTTGGAACATTAAATAAAGAAAAATTTAATGAAATAGATATTTCATATTTTTTAAAAAATATAATAAAAAAAGATTTTTATTCATTATTTATAAAAATAAAAAATATAATAAATAAAGATTTCAATAAAAATGAAGATGATTCGCAAAAATTACTTCGTTCAAATGCAACAACAAATATGACAAATATATCAGATAAAGTAAAAGAAAAAATATTTTTAATTGAAGAATACTTAAACCCAAAAATATCAGATATAGAAGAATATCATTTATTGAAAGAAATCATTAAAAATAAAAAAGATATATTACTATTTATTTTAACATCAATGTTGGATTATAATATTGAAGAAGAAAATGATATAAATAAATATTTTAAAAAAATAGAAAATAATTTACATTATTCATTTGAGACAATTGGTTGTGATATTAAAAGTATTGTTGAACAATTTTTTTATGATAAAAATGGATTTTTTATATTAAATACAGAAAAAAACCGGAATGAAATTAATGATTTATTAGTAGATAAAGAACTACTTTCAAAAATGCGAATAAATGAAAATTCATTTGAACTTAGTTATATAAAATATCATATTATAAATAATTATAAATCAAATAAAGTTAATAATTTTGATAAAATGACATTATTGTCAATTCTTTGTTTATTTCGCGATGATTATATTAATTTTTCAGAGTTTATAGGTGAAAAATCATTTTTAGAAATTATGCAAAAATATTATAAAGAATTAATGCAAAATTATAAAGATACGCATTCTGATAAGATAAAATCATTAAAAATAAAAGAAAAATATTCTATTGATAAAATTATTCAAAATTATCAAAAATTCAAAATATTTTTTACATATGAAAATTTTAAGGATGATTTTATCAATATATATGGCGAGAATTTTTCTTCGTAAACTCCAAAAAATATTATATAAGAGTATAATATGTATAAATTTTTCAAATATATATTATTAACATCTTTATTATATTTAGTAAAAACAGATACAGAATGTCCAAATACTCAATACCCGATCCAAGATAGACGAAATAATAGTAATTCATTACGTTTAGTACAATATAATGTAGAATGGTTATTTGTTGATTATTATAGTAATTTTGATTGTCCTGGTTCATGTACTTGGAAAAATGAAACAGAAGCACTAAAACATTTGGATAATGTTGCACAAGTAATAAATAAATTGAATCCTGATATAATAAATTTATGTGAAGTAGAAGGTTGTGATGAATTAAATATGGTTATTGATAAATTGGATAATAAAACTAATTATAAATCATATCTTAAAAAAGGCACTGATACTTCAACCGGTCAAAATGTTGGAATGATTACAAAGATTGACCCAATTATAAATTTATATAGAACAGAAGATAGATATATATATCCTATTATAGGTTCACAATGTGGATACAATGGAACAGGTACAACTGGAGTTAGCAAACATTATATAACAGAATATAAAATAAATGATATGTATTTAGTAATAATTAGTGCACATTTGTTAGCATATCCAACTGATCCAATGAGATGTGCAGAAAGAGAAGCACAAGCACAAATATTACAAAATATAATATATATTTATATGGAAATTGAATATGAAGTGATTGTTATTGGTGATATGAATGATTTTGATGGAATTATTCTTGATATAAATGATAATAAACCAATATCTCAAGTATTAAATATATTGAAAGGAAATTATGGTGATTATAAAAATATGTATAATTTATATAGTGTTGGAAATTATATTGATAAAAAACAGCGTTATAGTGATTGGTATGATAAAAATATGAATTGTATTGGAGATGTCGATGATTATTCTGTAATCGATCATATATTATTATCAGAAGGATTAATCAAAAAAGTTTATAATGTTTTTATATATCATGGATATGAAGAATATTGTGGTAAATATGATTCAGATCATTATCCAATTGTGGTTGATTTTAATATGAATCAATAATTTATTGATAAAAATTCTAATATTTCATCATAAGATTTATTTGAAACAATTTTATTAAAAATATTTTTTGAAGATATTGATTCATTTACTGTATCGTTTAGGGTATTCATAAAATAATCACTTATTTCAATGTCAATAGCATTATATAATTTATTCCAAACATAATCTGGAAATGGCATATATATTTTATATTTTAGAATAAAAAATATAAAAACTTGAGTATATGGAAAAGAGTTATATTCTTTCATTTTTATTAATTTTTATATTTATATTTAAAAATAAATGTATAAATAATATAAATCATTTTTTTATTTGCATCAAATAATAATATATGTAGTAAACTGGAGCTTTTAGCGTAAGTTTAAGGTTATTTTCCGGAGTATAGCGATAAACCTTCATTTCATTCCGGTTCTTTTCTGTAGTTTATATATATAAAAAAATTGATTTTTAATTTCTTATTTTATTTATTTTATTTATTTTAATTATATATTAAATATAATTAAAAAATGAGTAAAAAACAATACTACATGCTTCCATCTTGGTTTAATGAAAAAGATTTATGTATAACAAATCCTACAAAAGATGGAAAAAAAATAATAACTGAAAAACAATATGATAAAATATTATATAAAATATGTCATTCAGATAAATTTATATCATTATCTTATTTGGATAATTATATTGTATCAAATCAATTATCTTATAGATATTTATATTTAATCTATTTTTTGAAAAATATATACGGAAATAGAAATATTGATTACACAAGTGAAGAAGCAAAAGAATTATTAAAAATAAAAATATGTGATTATGACTGGAAATTTAATAATATTGATTGCCAATATGATAAATCTTCAAAAGAGTTATTATTACAACCTGCTAGAACATTTATTGAAAAACTGAGTTACTATAAATATAAACTATTTAATGATCTCAATTTACGTCATATTAGAGAAAAAGAATGTTCTGCAAACATAATGAAATTAGTTGATGAAACAAATGATATAAAAAAAATTATATATTGGACAAGTATAATAAAATCAATTGATAATTAAAAATGAAGAAATCTTAGGTTTCCTACGCATACCTTTATAAATCTTAAATATTTTTATGTATTTTCCTTCGTAAACTCTAGTATGTGAAACAGTTAGTTTAATTTATAAAAAAAATATTAAAAATTTTTAGATAAAATTTAATAAATAAAATATTATAAGAAAAATGGATGTATATAATTTTTTAGAAAATCGTTACGGTTTATCATATAATGACTGTTTTTATAGTTATATCATATCGCGAAACATTAAATACTGATGATTTCCTTAATAAACTTATTAAATTAAAAAAAAGATCATTGGTTGAATATTATGGAACATCACAATTGATTGATTTATTATTTAATAAAGATGGTTCAAAAAAATACGTATAAATAAACCAATAAAAATAATAGATAATTTATAATATGATAATAAATCAATTTGAAGATATTGAAAATTTAAAAAAACAATTTAAAGAAAAAGAAAAACTTAAAATAGATAATTTTATGGAACAAATTTTTGCAGAAAAATTATATCAATTTGTATATTTAGAAAAAAATTGGTCATTAGCAACGGGTATTGATAAAATGAAATATGAAAAAAAAATAAGTCTTCAAAATGAAAAAGCAAATACACTTCAAATTAAAAATGTAAATAGTTCTTTTGGAAATGATAAATTTACATATATATTCAATCGTTCGATGAATAACCTTAATATGTCATATTTCGAATTTACATTAAGACAAACACTCAACTCTAAAGATTTTATTGATAAATTAAACGAAATAACAGGATTAGGATTGAATAGATTAACAACACTATTTTTATCTAAATATAAAGCGGGTAATTTTTTATCACCGCATTCTGACAAAGGAAATGGAAGACTAGCATTTGTAATATATTTAACTAAATTTTGGAAGCCACAATATGGAGGTATATTACATTTTATGAGTGATGATAGAAAAGATATAATAGAGTCATATGTACCAACATTTAATAGTTTCGTAATATTTAATGTACCGCCTAACACAGGAATTCCACATTTTATATCACATGTTTCTCCAAATGTTAAATATTCGAGATTCGCTATAACAGGTTGGTTTGATTAAAAAAATGATTAATATTTTTTTATAATATATTGTAATATAATATATAACAAAAAGATACACAATATACAATAAAATGGATACAATAGATTCAATTAATACATTAGATGATGAACAATCTTTATTATCTAAAATAGATGTATTTTCTAATACATGTAAATTTTTTGATATTGAAGATTTTTTTATTTGTTGTAGAAAAAACATACATACAAAAATAATTACATATTATTCATTAATACAAATTGACAACAAATATTATTTGAAAAAATATACTAAATTTAATAAAGATCATTCTGAAGTAATTTATGAACCGTTATGTTATGCTGATTCTGAAATATTTAATAAAATATATAATGATAAGTTAGTAACAATTAGGGATGATGTTTATTTATCATATAAAATATACGATAATGAATTAGGTAATAATATGTGCGTGTGTAAAAAATTATTATACAAAAAAAATGATATCATTTCATTTAGAAAATGGAATGATACTTTAATGGAAGCAAATAATATTGATATTTCTTTTTTTAGAAAATATAATAATATTATATCATTTTAGATAAAAATATATTTTCCTAACTATATTTAACTAAATTAGGTATTATAATCATTAATGTTCCAATAATTATAAAAAATAATACCATATACATAAGCACTTAATATATCTATATATGAAAGTGAAGAGTATATTTCAGGTTTTAATCTAGATATAGCATAAAATCTAAAAAGATATCCAAATAATCATATAAAAATATTTTTGCATTTTCCTTCATATCATTACGGTTATTTTCTGTAAATGACTCAATATTTTTAATATTTTTTAAATAATATATTGATAAAATTAATGCTCCAAAAGAGTATGATATAAATAAATGATTCCAATTATTATCAGTTTTTATATTTCTTATAATAAAATATATTATTGCTTCACTAAAAGCGGCTAATATCATCATAAATACACCTTCATATTTGAAATATTCTTCTGATTTATTTGACATATTTTCCTTCGTAAACTCCGGAAAATAGCGATGATTCTTTTCTGTATTTTGTTGAGATAAAATATAAATACCAACAATAGTTAATAACATTAAAGCACTTATTTTATGCCCACTCATTATTAAAATCATTAACGGATATGTATAAAAAATTACATATGCTATACCACTATCTAATAATTGAAAACCACGATATGATGTATAAACATGAAATAATGTAACAATTATTAAAAATATACTATATTTTGTAAAAATATTATTTATTATAAATTTCCAATTTACAAAAAAAGATGATATAACCATATATGTCAAAAATCTAGTCCACATTTGTATGTAAATTGGAAGATTTATAAATTTTACAAATATTGGATATAAACTTAATAATAATTCAGAAAAAATTTTACTTAATACTTCTATTATAATTTATATATTTGAATATATGAATATTATTATAAATAAATCTATATAAATAATTATTAATTAAATATAATAAGATGAATAAAAAACAATATAAAAAAAAATCATTATACAGAAAAAAACCAGAATGCAATGAAAATATTATTCAAAATTCAGATGAATTACCTGAAAAAAATATTGATATAGATCAAGATTGTATAACACCACATGATTCAATAATTAAAGAAAACCTAAATGATCTTGATATAGATCAAGATTACATAAGACCACCAGATTCAATAATTAAAGAAAGATTAATAGATTTCGATGAAGATAATATTGATGATGAAATAATGATGGCTATAAATATATCAAAACAACAATATTACGAAAATAATATGCATAATCAAGATATTTCACATATTGATAAATATAATGATGAACAATTATTAAAAGGAATTGAAATATCAAATAATGAAATATTAAAATATGAAGAATATATATTAAATGAATCAATAGAATTAGAAAAAAAAAAAAGAATTGAATCATTAACATTATTTTGTAAAAAAATTAAAACATTAGTATTTACAAAAGAAGATTTATTAATAAAAAAGTATATAGAATCTGTATTAGATGATTATTTTAATTTAAAAATAGATTATATAAATATTGAAGAAAATATGTATAATAAAATATATTCTATTATAGATACATATTATCTTCTTCCAATAATTAAAAATTATAAAAAAACATCAATCAGTGAAATAGAAGATAATTTAGTAAGAAATATATTTAGAAAAAAATAAGTTTATTTATTTCTTCTCTTATTTTTAATACTATGTTTTGTTTTTGTTTTACCGGAATTATTATAAATATTATTAATAAAACAATGTATATTGACATTAAATAATTTATATATTTATTTAATTTTTGTGTAGCAATTGTTTTATCTGTAATTGTTCTAAATTCTCCATAAATATATATAATGTATGGAACTAATAATAATAATGGAAATCCGTATATATAGCTATCATCATTATAATTTAAAAATATAGTATAAAATAACCATATTAAATGAATTAACCCAATCGTTATTATTGAATACAATTTTATCCAAATATCAGTATCTATTTGTTCATATAGTTTTAATTTTATATGTTTTAAATCTTTATTAAGTAAATATATTATTATTAAACTTAAAAAAAAAGAATAAATATACATACATTTTATCATAATAACTAGTATATAATCTTCCAAGAAAAAAAATCTACTAAATATATTTTAATAAATATATTTTTCTTCGTAAACTCCGGAAAATAGTTCTTTATCTACGGATAAATCATCCGATAAATTGATTGTAAATAGGTTTCCTCACACTATTTATAAAAATTGATTTATATTTTTTATATATATCAAAAATATAAAATATTAATAAAATTCAAAATGACGAAAAAAAAATGTTTATTGTGTAGGGAAACCACGCATTTTTTTAACGATTGTAATGATGCATACATTAATATATTTTTTGACGAACATGAAGATTATATAAATAAAAACTATATACACAATATTGATTTTTATATGAATAATATTATTGATAAAGCTTTTACAGTTTTTGGTATGCTATGTACACGACAATTTGAAAATAATATTTTTGTATATCCAATAATTAAAATATTTATTGATTTATTAAAAAATGAAAGTTTTTTAGATATAAAAATACTTTCAAAAAAATATGGTCTTAAAATATCTTATCCTAAAATATACCAAATAGAAGCTATTACAAATGTATATATAAAAAAAATTAAATATATATATCAAAAAATTATTGGATTTTTATTAGCATTAGTAGAATATAATAATTATGATATGATATTTAGTATTGAAGGAATTAGTTCTATTATAGATTTTATAGTAAGTATATCAATTGTATTTTTAGTAAAATATTGTTCATTTGATCATAATAATATTGTAAATAATTTTTATTCATTATATAATAATAATAAAAATGATAAATTATTAAAAGGTATACATATTGGAATTGATAAACTGTTTGATTATAGATATGTATTCACAATTGAAAGTGAATATCATGTTAAAAATTGGTCTATAAATCTAAATATGGTAAATAAAGAAAATAATAATGAATATTCACATATAAAATGTCCAATATGTTTAGATAATATTAATAATGATTGTGTAAAAACAAACTGTAATCATTATTATTGTTCAGAATGTTTTGACGAAATTATTAAAAATTTAAATATTTATAGAAAACCAACATGTTCATTATGTAGAGAAAACATTAATTTTATAGAATTATCTATATATTCATCTAATAATTAAGAAAATATGTATTTATTATAAATAATCACAATTTATTGCAATGTATTTATTATAAATAATCACAATTTATTGCAATGTATTTATAATTATAAATAATCACAATAAATTGCAATGTATTTATAATTATAAATAATCACAATCTAATTACAATGTATTTATAATTATAAATAATCACAATTTATTGCAATGTATTTATTATTTTCTAATATAACTTTAAATGGTTTCCCACAACCATAAATTTTATTATTTTCAAATAAATTATCACATATATTTTTTGGTAAATGAGGATCTATTTGTTTTCCATCTTCTATATAAATACCATGTCTAAATATTTGACAATTTAATTTTTCAATTATAACAAATAATAAACAATTTGGACAAATCACACATAATGGTTCATTTATTTCATTCATTATTATTATTTAATAATATATATTTTTTAATTTATAAACATTACATATTATCACAACAGCCATTTATACATTTATTTGAACCACATTGTGTTTGATAATTTTTTGTTGGATCACATTTTGATTGTAGTCCACAATCTTTACATGTTTGATTTATACATAATGACGAATCATTATTTCCATTGCAATAAACATTTCCATAACAAAAACTTTCCTTATTTCCAGATATCATATTTAATAAAATAAATATTATAACTAATATAATTACTATTATAAAAGTTAACATATATATTAGACAAAGTTTTAATTTTTATTATAAATATTAAAATTATGAAAATATTTATATAAATATGTAATTTATATAGTAAAATTACATATTTATATAAATATCAATAAATTCATTGTATAATATTTAAAAATATGAAAGTATGTGTGTATTAAATTTAGATTTTATTACTATAAATTTATTAAAAAATATAATTTTTTTTAATAAATACATTAATTAATTAATAAAAAATTAATTTTTTTTATTATTATTAAAAGTACTTAAAAAGATAGCAATTATATATTGTATAGAAAAAAATGCAAGTCGAACAACAAACCACCACTAATCAAATTAAGAAATCTACCGCCAAAAAGGGCGGCAAAAATGTAAAGGTCGCTCAAAGTGAAGCACCAGTCCAAGAATCATCTTTAGTCCAAGAATTCACTCCAGTCCAAGAATCAGCACCAGTCCAAGAATCAGCTCCAGTTCAAGAATCAGCTCCAGTTCAAGAATCATCATCAGTTGAAGTTATCGAAAATGAGCAACAAGCAGCTGAAGTTGTTATTCAAGAATACGATATTAATTCTGTTTTGGAATTCATGAATTATACAAGTGATAAGTTTGTCGAGTTATCCAGATTTTTTAAGGATAATGTAGTTTCTAAGGAAGAGAGAAATAAACTTGAAACATTATACAAGAAGTTTAATAAGTCATATTCTCAATTTCAAAGTGCATGGCCTGAGTATCTTTCTAGACAAGTAAGTATTCTAGAAAAGAACGTAGGACATAAGTCAGGTGGTCAGAAAAAGATTACTGACAAAGAAAAGTCAGCAATTCATAAGAAGCTACATGTTCATCCTTTCCTTCTTGATTTTATGAAGCTTCCACAAGGAACTCTTGTAAGTCGTTCTGATGCATTAACTGCAATTACAGGTTTTGTAAAGGATGCTAAGGTAACAAACCCTGATATTATTGCTGCAGATGATAAGAAGACTTTCAAGATTATTGGAGAACTTCAAACTCTATTTAATGGAATTGAGAAGGTAATGATTTCTAGAAATGCTCTTCAGGGTCCAATGCCAACACAAATTAAGTACACACAAATTATGCAATATATGACTCATTGTTTTGTTAAGAATGATGAAGCAACTGTTGTTTAAATATGAGGTGAGGAAACCTAGGTTTCCTACACATACCAGTGAGGAAACCTAGGTTTCCTACACATACCAGTGAGGAAACCTAGGTTTCCTACACGTACCTTCCTATAAAAAAAGAATAAAAAAAGAATAAAAAATGAATAAAAAAATGAATATAAAAAATGAATATAAAAATGAATAAAAAATGAATAAAAAATGAATAAAAAATGAATATAAAAATGAATAAAAAATGAATATAAAAAATGAATATAAAAAATGAATATAAAAAATGAATATAAAAAATGAATAAAAATTATTTTATTATTAAATTTAATAATAAAATAAAAAAATTGATGAATAAAAAAAAATAAAATATTATAATCAACAATTAACATATATTTTCCAATAAGTTTAGTAAAAATGATCTATTCTTTATTGTCAATCCAACATTATTTAACACACGAGTCCTGCATAATTGGAGGATTTTTTAGTTGTATCCCTGGATATGACAACAATAAATTCTTTCAATCAATTAAGGATTTAGATGTCAGTGCTATAATGTCATATGCAAATGGAATATGTGATTTGCATAATAAAGACATTTTTTCAGACTGTCTTTATCTCATTATATCACATGAGTTATCATTGGATAATCTTATTTCTAAGAAAATGTTATTAAATTACATTGATTTATTAACAATTCTTAGAGTTAAGATCTTTAAAATGAGCAATTCTATTGAGCGTGATATGTATATATTTATGGTAAATGAATGCATTCATACAAACAATGACTTGGTTAAAGTCTTTCTATACGGCAATATTGCTACAATAGAACAACTACATGATTTGGGCTTTGACTTTACATCAAATATTTGTATTAACAATGCAATTCGGACATATATGAACTCATCTAGCGTTCCAAGTTTGTATTTATCAGTCTTGGATTTAGTTTTTATTGGTTTTTCAGAAAAATCCCAAGACTCACATTGTATTCAGTGTATTCGTTATATATTGGAAAAAATATGCTGTTTTCATCGAGGAGTTCTTCCGAAATTACCAGCAAATGTATTTGCTAAGATTGAACTATTTCATGACATATTGACAAAATATAAAATTCCATATGAAACATGTAGCGAGTGCCAAAAACAACTTGCACAATTATTTATGTGCAAATTTTGGAGCGAAGATATTGATGGAATGAAAGAGATTTTGGCATATGGCTTCAAAATAAATGCAAATTTATTTTTGGATGATCATGAAAATCGTTCATGGTTTTGGAAATACTATGGTCATGGTCATGGTCATAGTCATGGTCATGGTGATTCTTTTTATAGTGTTATTTACAAAATAGCACATGAAACAAATAAACCTAAAACAATACGTTTTTTGAAGTCATTGAAAACTGTTTAATTTATGCATTAAGTTAATTTATAAATATTTTTGTGATTTTCCTTCGTAAACTCCGGAATATAGCGATGAACTTTCATTGCATTATTTCATTAACGGTTCTTTTCTGTAAACTATGGTAGGAATCCTGGTTAGAACGATTTCTTAAATTTAAATTTTTTAGTCTTTAAATTTAACGTATCTTCTTCATATTCTAAATAATGTTTAATAGGAACATATTTAAACTCTTTTATTGATGATGAACTCCATATTATATCTATATTATCAATTCTATTATTAATAAACATTGTATATAGAATATTTTTAATTGGAATATTATTTTTTCTACTCAATTCTATAATATTTATATTGTTTTCTTTTATTTTTAATATAATATATTTCTTAATTTTTTCTTCAATATATGATTTAAAAACATCACAATTTTCTTTGCGATGATTTTCAAAATTTGATAAATTAATTTTAAGTTTCATATGTTTATCTTCTTCATTATCTAATAAAAATAATCCATTTACATATATATTTACATTTATAAATTTATCAAAATCTTTATTATCACTATCAAAATTATTTTTTGCCATAATTATATATCCCAATTATATATTTTTTCAGTAATTTTTACATATTCCAAAACTTTTTCTATGAAATTGAGATATACCAAATATTTTAATTGCTTCTAAATGATTTAATGTACCGTATCCACTATTATTTAATAAATCATATTTTTTCAAATCAGGATATTCTTTAACAATATCTTCTATGTATTTATCTTTATATGTCTTTGCTAATATTGATGCGGCTGCAATTGACATATATGTATTATCACCATTTATAACACATTCATGATCTATTTTATTATTATTTTTATCTTTATATGTTCTAAAACTATTTCCATCAACTAATATTTTATCAGGTTTTATTGTTATATTATCAACAACTTCTTTCATACCATGCATTGTTGCATTAAATATATTATATTGATCTATATATTGATTATCTTTATAAACAATTGTATAATCTATTGCATTTCTTTCTATAAATTCACGTGCTTTTTCCTTATTAGTTTTATTCATTTTTTTTGAATCTTTAATTACAATATTTTCTTCTTCACATAATTCTATTATATTATTTGGTAATATAACACCTGCTATGTAAACTCTTCCAAATAAACATCCTCTTCCTGCTTCGTCTATTCCTAATTCTATTTCATCTTCTGTCTGATATGGAAATAAATTATTTACTTTTGTCATAATATTCTTATATTATATTTTTATATCAAAAAATATATTATTTCAGTTATTTTAGGCTAACTATAATTATAGTGTTTATAAATGTTTATTTTAGTTTTTTACTATTTTTGTATTAAATTTTGGGTTGTATATCACATTCACTTGATTCTTCTCCATCAGATTCTTCATAATATACTTTATCAATTTCACCATTAAATAAATTATATTTTTGTCTACGATATCCAGTTTTCTTAACTATAAATCTTTTTTTATCAAAATCTAATATATAAAAAAATTCTCCATCAAGGTTTTGATAATAAATTTTATCGAAACATTCTTTTTCAATACAAATATATCCTGAATTTAATACATCAACAAACGAACCTTTCACAATCCCTTTTTTTTGTGTTGTATATTCATTAATAATTTCTAAATTAATAAATAAATTTAACCATATTTCAAATTCATTATTTTTAATCATTGTTCTTATTTCTTTCAATAATTTTAAACCAAGATGAGAAAAATATGAATCACATAGATTAAATATCATGTAATATTTTTTATTATACTTAAAACCATAAAATCCTCGTGTACCCATTTAATTTATTATCATTTATTTTATATAAATAACTATTATTATTATAGAAAATCAATTTTTTTAATATATTTTTGGATAAAGATCAATTATAAAATATCTATATTAAAAAAATTGATGATTATTAAAAATATAATTTTATTTATAAAATATAAACAAATTTCTATTCCAAAAAAATGAATGATACTTCTGAAAATATTTTGTTTGATTTGTTGGGGAATAGTCCAACAAAAAAAGATGTTACTTCAGTAATTTCAACTATGAAGGAATATTTTTATTTGACAAATAAATGTCAATTTATGTTATTATCTGTTATTCAGATATATAATGTTGACTCATTATATGATATAATTAATAGTATTGTGAGTTATTTAGAAATTATATATGAAATTCGCAATGTTATTACTTCATTTGAGTTTACATTATCAAAATTTGAATTTGATAGACATATTGGACAACATCCAATAGAAAAACATGAAGGCCAAGAAGAAAGTATTAAATGGGAACTAAATATTCTAAAGTGTATCTTACATCACTGGAATAAAAAAGAAACCATGTTAATTATATGTTTTAAAAGTGGACATTTTGAAACAATAAAAATGTTGTATGAATCAAATTTCAATTTTTTATCAAAGTTTTTAATAGACTTAAATAGTGATAGAAAAAAAACACATATACATAAGAAATACTTCACATCGATTGAATTATTACTAAGAGAATACAAATTTAAACGTTTACATTCATATATAAATGGAGAGCACAATATTCAATATTTGGAATCAATTAAAATTATTATCAATTCAATATGTACTAATGATAGTTCTGAAGAAGTATTGTTGAAATTACCACAGGAAATATTTGGCTTACGATGCGCGCTTGATATATTAGATCAATATGGTATTGAATACCATACATATCATAAATGTATACAAGAATGGGCTGAAATGTTTGTACATGCTGTTGCTAATGATGATATTGATATGATGTCAGAAATAATTTCATTTGGGTTTGATATTAATACTAAATATGATCAATATGATATTTCATTTCCATGTATTTCTCATCGATGTAGAGGAACTATGTCAGAAATGGTATTATCATACAAACAACCGCAAACACTCCAATATTTATTGAATAATGGTGCAATCTTAGTTAATGATCCATTAAGTTTTTTTCATTTTTATTCACAATTTACGCATCGTGAAATGAATTGTTTAGCAATCGTTTTAAGAAAAATGTTAGAATTGAATTTATGTATTGATGAAAAATATATGGAAAATCTAGATTATTTTGCAAAGAGATCAAAAGAAGAGTTAAATGATTCAAGAATAGAAAATATTCTTTGTTTATACCATAGAAATAGCTTTATGTTAGTTTATGATGGGATTGTTGATGATACTATTACAAATGACAATGGTTTAAATAGTATAATGGACTATTTATTGGATGAATTTCAAGTAAGAGATATTTGTGGATATTTATATTCATAATATGTCAAATATAGATTTTTATAATTATAGTGAGGAAACATAGGTTAAGTATTTTATATGAGTAATCCGAAGCCTTAGTATAAATTTAAGGTTATTTTTTAGAATTTTACAAAAAAAATTGATGGTATAAATATATTATGGTATAAAAAATAATATAAGAACATTATCAAAAAAAATATTACTTTTACAACTTATTTAGTTTTAGTTTTTATTTACTCCTACTATGTCAATCACTCAATTTATTAGAGGTATCCACTATTCTCTTAATGATATCTTAGCAATCTTAAAAGGTTATTCGATATTTAATGATATGGATATCGATACTGGATTAGGAGATGTGATCAAAGGATCCATATTCGCGGCTTTATCAATTGATGATGCACAAACCATTCGGGATGTTGCATTGTACATGATAAGCATTGACGCAAGTAAGGCATTAAAGGTGTTGCCACAATATGTCTACCAATATCCAAGTATATTGGATGCTTTCAAGCATAAAGGGGTAAATTACAAGTCTATTCCTGCTTTTCAAAAATTCTTGACTACCCATTTGATTAAGGCTCTCGTGAATTTCGATATGAGTAAGATCGAATTTTTGATTGAGAAAGGATTTGATATTTCAACCAAAATTGAATATCTAGATACTTGGACATCAAAATGGCACAGCGTCAAGATAGGCACTCCATTAGAAATAGCTCAATCGATGCTGGAAAGTAAACAATGTTTGCTACATAAGCTCAATGGTGACAAAGATGATGTAGAAATGATTGTGCATATGATCGAAAGTGAAGAACTTACTAAAATAGGTTGTTTCACATCATGTATGCCATCTTTTCTGTCAAGAAATAAATCGCAATCTGAGACTAATAACGTTGAGTTACTCAACATTAAAAAAGCGAAAATCACTAATCTCAATCTTGAGATATGTGAGCTTATTAAAATTATTCAAGAACTACAAGAACTTGTGGATTTCTTGAAAAGCAAATTAGCTTGAACAAGATAGTGTCTGGTAAAAATTTATGTTTATAAATATTCAAAAGTAGTTTACTTTACAAAATTCATTGTATATTCCTTCGTAAACTCCAGAATATATTTCTTTATCTACGCATAAATGCTCCGATAAATTCATTGTATATTCC